CTTACATTTGCTAAGTCAGATAGGTTACTAGCTTTAGCTGCTGCATTATCTGCTTTAGTTCCTTGAGCAGCAGTAGCATAGGCACTGGCTGCTGTGGTAGCTGCTGTTCCTAATCCTAAAGATGTTCTGACTGTAGCACCATTTTCTGCTACCCAAGTAGAACCATTACCAACAATAAAGTTACCGTCTGTTTTTGCTAAACCACCTATTGCTGTTAAATCGGCATCGTAGGCTTGTACATTAACACCTATCTCTACACCTAAATTATCTCTTGCATCACTTGCAGTTGTAGCTCCTGTACCGCCTTTATTTAAAGCAATAGTACTTGCTGACCAAGTTCCCGCTGTTAAAGTACCAACGCCTGTAATCCCAGTGTACGAACCTGAAAGACGTGCCGCAGGTAAGGTACCACTAGAGATATTATCTGCATTGGTAGTGTCTGTTGTTGCACTCGTAGCTAACCCTGATATATCTGCAGCGGCTACTTGTTGCCAACTAGGGGCAGCGGCGGCGCTTCCGTTACCTTGTTCTTGTAAGTATTTTTTAGTGGTGGTTGTATTCCCTGCAAGTTTAGCTAGTGCTGCACTACCTGAAGCATAAATTAAATCTCCAAGTGTATAAGAAGTTAATCCCGTACCCGCATTAGCAACACCCAAAGCTCCTGATACTGCAGCTGATTGGTTTAATGCAACAGTACCCCATTCAAGTTGTGAACCACCTGAATTAACAACAAGCACTTTATATGCTGCTCCTAGACCCAGGGCACCCCAAGTATTAGTTCCCGTACCATAGAGTAAATTACCCGTTGCTAATGAGCTTAATCCTGTACCACCTTTTGTTGGACCGACAACTCCAGTTAAGGATATAACTTGTCCTGTTACATTTATTGGCGCGGTTCCACTATAAACTGGCGTTGCAAAAAACTGAGCAAAAGTTATGTTTGTTGTACCAAAAGTAATTGTCCCTACAGTATTACAAACAAAAGATTGACCCGCTCTAGTATTACCAGATGTTACAAATACATAGGACCCCTGTCCTAGTTTAGTTGGGGTGTTTAACCCAAAAGTGTTTGCATCAGTAGATCGAGTTAATATCCAGTTTGATGAAGCTGAACCAATATTAGTAACAACATAAATACCATTATGAGCAGCGTTAGATTGTTGTTGTACTAAAATTCTATCATTAGCAACCGCTGCAACGCCATCTATTACTAATGCGGCTTGGGTTCCACTATTAGTTAAAGTAGCGCCAACACCTGAAGAACCATTTGAGTATCCGGCACTTAAAGCTCCAGTTGTTTCTAGTCTTACCGCAGTGTGGATATCTAAGCCCGCAGCAATAGAGTTATCTACATATTGTTTAGTGGTCGCCTGTAAGTTAAGTGTAGGATCTTGATTAAGTAAAACGGTACTACCAAAAGTAGTTGCTCCGGGAAGAGAAATAGAATTATCAGCAGCCTTAAAAAGCGATCTAGAGGCGGGATAAGTAACAAAAATTTCTTTCGTACCAGCACCGAAGTTTGTTTTATTATTTGAGTTAGACGAAGTATAGACAGTATCTCTAGTAACAGTACCAGCGCCAGAAGAAGAGAATGTACCTAAACCTACTTCCCATTCTGTTACTCCACTTTCAGTATTAGCGATAGCATAATAAACCGTGCTTCCGTTAGTAATACCCGCAGCAAAAGACTGATACCCAGCAGGTTGAGCACCAAGCGTAATTGTGCCCGTTCCTGTTGTAGTAGTCTCTTGTTTTACTCTATCATTTAAAATGAGCGCCATACTAAATCCTATTAAGCTATACGAACAATCGCATTAGAAGCATCATTAGCTGGGAATACAATAGTGAAAGTACCATTAGTTGAAGTCTTATCTCCACCAAAATCTAATACCGCTACTGCTTTACCTCCCTCTGTACTGTTATAGATTAAAGCACCACAAGAAGTAAGGGTAGAATTGGCAAACGTAGCATTAGGGCTAAAATCAACAAATGCGGTTGTACCCGTAGAAGTAGGAGTTACATTTGTTAAAGTAAACCCTCCAGAAGTATAACCCGTACCGGTTACTTGGTCTGCTCCCATTTGTGAAAAATTAGTTGTAGCTGCACCAAAAGTACCTGAGATAGCTGCTTGGTTTCTAAATAGCGCAACTTTAAATGTATCTCCGCCGTTAGTAAAATTGTGTGTCCCAGTTAACAGTTCTACTTTGAACGAGGTACACATAGCCTGTGAAATTGCCATAATTAAATCCCTACTCTAAATATTTTATTAATGTGTTTATTATATAGATCCTCTACTACCTTTAACAGGAATACGCGCTTGACCGCTTCTATACGCGTCTCGTCTGTTTTTACCTTCACCTAAATTTTGAATTAAGTCCATAGCTTCTTTATATCTAGTCATATAGTTAGTAATAGTATCAGCATCAGCTTTCAAGTAAGTAGCCGCTTCCAACAAAGATCCATATAATAATGTACTATCAAAATTATCCCCAAGCCAGCTAGTACCAGCAACAACAATGCTTTGAGGATAGTAATAATAATGAAGTTCAGCGCTGTAAGCAACATCTGGCGTAGCTCCTAATATAAAAGTTGTATCATCAAAAACCGCATAATACTCTGGTTTTTTTTGAAAAGCATCATCTGTATCGGGATATGATTCTCTAATAAAATTTACATCTTTATTAAGAAGATAAGTATATTCGTTAGTAGTTGTATCTATAACAGCCAAACTAAAAGTAGCTAACCAATCAGAAGGAACATTAAGATATTTGTTTCCCGCTGTTATATTTCCCGTTACATTTTTACGTAAATCAGGTATTTGAACTGAATTAAATATACGCTGTTCCGCTTGTTCTATAAATAGATTAACGTCTACAGTAGGATATTCATTTTCAGTATATGACTTAATCGCAGCAACTAACTCTGTATAGTTCATTACTTATCCTTATGCCATCGGCCCACGAGCCATAGTACCTTTAGTAGCACAACCATTACCACGAGTTACTACACCAGTAGTTTTAATGTTTTTTTCTGGATACCCAGCTGTATTAGGTACAGGTACGTCTTGCGGTTGTGTAAAACCATCTACCATTTTAGGTTTTCTTTCTTCATTCTGTTTCATTGCTTTCTCCTAAGTTGTAGTAACCGTTACGGTTCCTATTTGTCCTTCTGCTAATAAATAATTCTCTAGTCCTTTTAGTTGTAAAGGATTTGAAAGCCCTACAGGGTTCCACCCCCATTGTATATCTCTTGAGCTGTAAGGTCCCGCAATAACAAAACTCTTATCAGGTCTAGGATCTTGTATAGCCTGGGGATCAGTAACCGGATACATACCCTGTAAGTTCTGGGGTTGATCTGGGTTCCAACACTCAGGACACGCTAGTATTTGTGTTTTTGTAGTTCTTATAACTAAGCTTTTTAATTTTGTTAGCTTAAATTGAAACCCACAAATATCACAGTCTGCTATCGCATTCTTTTTACTAGCAAAAGCGTTACTCATTCTAAACCATTCTACCTTTGGTCCTACCGCGTATAGCTATACCATCACGTTTACACTTTGATGTAACCTTACCACCAGCTTTCATATAACCCATTTTGTTACGAACTTTTGTAGGTAACTTTTTTAATCCGGGATTAGCAGGTGATTTTAGTGCTCCACCAGCTTTCATATTCCTTATTTCCTTTACTTTCTTCGGTTCATATTTTTCTACTTTTTTGCGGCGTTCTGCCTTTTTTTCTTTTGCATCTTTTACTGCTTCACGTGCCATATCATCTGGGTACATTTCTTTAAGTTCTTTTGGAGTCGGTTCTCTAAACGTAAATGTAGGTTTATTTGATTTTTTCTTTGGCATTTTAATTCTCCTTATACGTATGATTGTCTGGGTGCTAAAGATAATGTAGCTTTTTCTCTGTCTTCTGTAGAAGCAAGTAGCCACTGCTCTTCGTATTCTTGTTTTAAAAATTGTATCTTAGGTCCTGCTTCTGGAATCTTTAGTGATAGATAATAAGCAAGTCCAGCAACCATACAAGGTAAAAACCTAAAGGGTATATGCTGGGTATTAACGCCCGTGCCTGCATCGTCAATTCTTTTTAAAAACCAATAAACAAAAGTATAACTTCCGTCATTTGGGATAGGCCATAAAGTTATTTTAGGAACCGCTGCCTGTCTATCTATATAAACTTGTATAGGTCTACCCGTGTCATTCTTACTAGGTATAGAAGCATAAGTGGGATTAGATATTCTAGATATGGTTATATCCGATTGAGTTGTTCCTGTCCCTGTTCTAATAACCTGACTGATAAGATCAATAGTAGTTGTAGGTAGATCATATGTTGCAGTGTCTTGAACAAGAGGA